TTCATCTGTGTTATCTTTTGTTAAAATCTGTGCGTCAACGTATGCCTTGACTGATTGTTGTGATGGCAATTTGGTTGCACTATTGGATGCCATGTTGTCTTCATCTATCAATGCATTCGTGATACGTGCATCTGCTCTGGCATCTGTATAATACAAGTTCGAACCTTCAGCTAAATTTGTAGTTGATTTTGTTCCTAATCTTGTGTCAAAATCTGTGTTTGCTCTTGCTGACGTGTAATATAAATTTGAAGAGCCTTCTGGTAAGTCGTCTGTGTTGACTTGGTTAGTACCAGTACCAAAATCAATGTGTGTGTCATTAACAGAATTAGCTGTTAAACTCAATGAACCTGAGACCGTTCCTGTTGTAGTAATATTTCTGTTACCAAAATTCCAACCGCCACTATCAGTATATCCTATTGTGGCTACTATTGAGCCACCTGATTCTACTTCTATACCTGATGTATTGCTACCTAAAGTACCGCCTTTGTTTAATGTAATCAAACGGTCTTTGGTAGTCAAATCAGTAGTAGTTACTTTTACAACGTCATCTACGAAACTAACATTCGTATCAAATGAAATAGTTCCTGATGATAATCTACGAGTTTTTGCCGCCATATTGAATATCTGCTCCTATAATATTATTTATCTTTATTGATTACTATAGAAAAAGCCCCCTACTATTTCTAGTAGAGGGCTTAAAATTTATTTCTTACAACTTTTGTAATCTAGGATTACGCAAATGATAAGTTAGCTACTGCGATTTTAGAAACGTAGTCGCCTGCATTACCAAGTGATGAAGCAGTATTGTTTAACTCTACATAACCGTATCTAGTCATGAAAGAAACTACTGGCTCAAAAGTTGATGGATCAATTACAACGCCTGATGACATTAATGGGATGTATGGGCAATAGAAAGCCGCCGCATCCACTTCACCTGGACCTTTGTAACCAACAAGCACGTTAGCTGTTGAGTTTGCATATGAGTTAACATATACTCTCATAGCACCATTTAAAGTACCTACAAATTTAGTATTTGTTGGCGCTTCAAAAGTACCTTCAGTTGTTCTTGCGAACGCTGAAGTTGTCGCTGATTGAAGAACTGTTAAAGCCGCTGGTGACATTACTGCCCAGTTACCTGCACCTCTTCTAGTTCTTTGTGCGATTAAGTTAGCTTGTTCATTGATCATGATAGCCAATACTGCGTGTCTGTCACCAACGAAAGTTGGAGTACCAGTGAACGAACCGTTCATGTCGTATGTTGACGCGGCTGTACCTGCTAATGAATCTAATGAATTGATAACTTCTTGATCAATCTCAGCTGTGATCTCTTGTGCTAAAGCCGCCATAATTTCTGCTTCTACATCTAAACCATGCATAGCATTGGCATCTTGAGCTGACTCAAAAGTCCATCTTGCTGATAATTTTCTTGTTTTAGCTTCAACAGTTTGTTTTAATACTTGGATTGATAATCTGTTACCACCAGTACCTTCTAATGTTGAAGTTGATGCCGCTGTATCGCCAGATGTGTCACCTGCGTAACCTCTTGAAATTGCAAATGGTGATAGGGCTTCAGAACCTGCAGTTACACCTGCTGATGAATCTGCATATCTTACTCTTAATGTGTGGATTTGTCCTACAGGACCCGTCATAGGTTGTACACCAACGATTTCGTTAGCGATAACTGTAGGCATAACACGTCTGATTACTGGAAGGATAACTTTATTTAATGCCGCAACATTACCAGCGCCAGTGGCACCAGCTGTAGCCGCCTCAGCCAAATATGATTGTGTATTTTCTAATACAGCATCCATAGTTTGTCTTTTTTGGCCTTCAAGACCTTCTAGTAACGCAGATTTTGTGTCATTCCATGCTTCTGTAATTACTTTGTCTGTCATGTTTAACTCCTTAGACCTGCTAGTCTTTTTATATTAACGATATCTTCGTTTTCAGATTTGATTGTTTCAGCTACTTCTCTGTCACCTGTATGTTCTGTAATGATAACTTTGTCCGTATCGTTAGCAGACTCCGTTGATTCATTTAATACAGCTGGTAGATACTTGTCAAACTGCTTTCTTAAATTTGCTGTTTGTACTGATTCCAACAATTCTGTCATTACTTCACGCTTATTTTTCGACAATGGTGCGACAAGTTCGTTTAGAGTTCTTTCTCTATTGATCTTATCTTCAGCTATTTTAACTTTAGTTTCCATTGTTTTCACTTCAGCGTCTTTTTCAGCTAATTTTCCTTCCAATTTCTCGTTAGAATTTTGCTGATCAGTAAGTTGCGTTTGCAACTTACGAATTTCTCCACCTTCTGAAAGGTAAGAACTCATGTATTCACCTGCAAATGCTTCAAACACTTTTCTACCAAAGTTGTTTTCTTTAGCAACTTTAATATCATCTTTAAGTGTTTTCATTTCATTTTTAAGTGTCGAGCTAATTGTGTTTTCAACTAGACCAGCCGCTCTCTTAACAAATGCCGCTTTAGTATCTTCAATAATTTTCTTACCTTCTGATACTAATTTAACTTTTGCTTCAACAACGCCTTTTTTGTCTTCGTTAAATTCACCTAACTCTTTGGAGAGTTGTCTGACTACAAACTCTTCTAAGTTTGTAAATTGACCTTTGAGTGCATCTCTGTCACCATGTAATTCTTTAACTTCTTTAACAAGAATTTCATTGATGAATTTTGTCAACGTACCTGCGTGTTCTCTCATTTTGTTTTTGTAAGCAACTCTTTCAGCTACTAATGATTTTTTATCTTCAGCAAATTCTGAAATTTCTTTCGTCAATTGCTCATTCATCATAGTATCCATTGCTTCAACAATCTGAGATTTGTCGTTTTCATAACGTTGTGCAAACTCTTCTCTTAATTCTGCAGAGATTTCCTCACGAGCCTCAGACAGCTTCTTCTCCCATGCTTCTTGAAGTGAAGTTTTCACTTCTTCAGAAAGTGCATCGGATGTACCAAAAATTTCTGTTATATTACTTGCCATCTGAATCTCCTTATTTCTTCAGCTCACTTATTAGTTTTGTAATTTCGTTAGCTAAAAATTTCTCAGCTCCACGATCGTACAATGCGGCTTGGCTTAAACCAAAAAGGTTCATTCCGCCTCGCATATTGAGTAAGTTCTCGTATATTGCTTTTGGATATGCATCCGGTGCCGAAGGTTGTGCAACAATGTCAACAGTTTGTATTTCAAAACCATTTACTTCGCCGCTCTCGTTTACATTTCCAGAGCCTCGTGAACTAACTCCTAGTTTGGCACCACTTTCTAACAAAGTGGTAACAATTTTTCCCATTGGTGTTGGCATAATCTTAAGACTGCCGAAACCGTCAGGTCCGTCCATCCACATATTTTCAATCATGTGTGAAACACGATCAAGATTAACTGTTAAGTTATCTGGATGGTCTGCCTCACCCAACACACTATATCCTGAATCTAAACGTTCTTTGATTGAAGCCACTGCTTTAGTGATTTCATTCACAGGATAAACACGTTGGTTCTGATTCTTAACGCCACCTTGAATAAAAACTCCCTTCATATGAAGAAACTTCTTATCGTCTTTGCCTTCTGATACAACTTCCATTTTGGCTTGATCAAAAGTCAATTGTTCTGTTAATCGAATCATATTTGTTTCCTTCCTCTCCTATTACAAGTATTAGCCTGCAATAGCCGATTTTGCTGATGAGTCTGACCCATCTGTTGCATCTGCTTTAGCTGGAGATAGTTTAGCTTCTTGTGAAACTCCCATATCTTTTGCCGCCGGTGCTTTACCACCTGCTTCAGCTGTTGAATTAGAAACACTTGGAGCCGCCCCCATGTCTTTCATATTTGCTGATGCTACTGGTGATTTTGCTGATGAATCTGCTTCGGCTTTAGCTGGTGTCGCCACTGCTTTCATTTCCGTTGCTTCTTCTACTGCTTCTGCTTCTTTGTCTTCTGACTCAACTGCTGGTACAACTTCTTCTGTTGACTCTTCAGCTGGCATTTCCATTTCAGCTTCTGCATCTGCTTCTGCATCACCTTCTTCTTCGCCTTCACCTGACATAATTTTGTCAAATTGTGCTTTAAGATCTTCTAATGCTGATTCTAGATCGTCTACTCTTTCCTCAGTATCTTCATGATCGTGATCATCTTTTTCACCGTCTTCATCACCATCATCTTCATTAGTTTCTTCGTATTCAATTTCTTCAGCGTCTTCTACTGCTTTGTCTTTTAACTCAGCTTTAAGATCAGCTTCTTGGTCACCTGTACCACCTACAGTTTCTTCAACTGCTTCTTCAGTAGTTTCTTCTTTGGCTTCTGTTGTAGCTTCTTCTTTAGCTTCTTCGTCTTTAGCTTCTGTAGTAGTTTCTTCTGTAGTCTCTTCTGCTACTGCTTCTTTTGAATCAGTAGTTTCTGCAACTGCTTCTTCAGTAGTTTCTTCAGCTACTGTTTCTTCTTGTGAATTAACGATTTCTTCGTGGATGTCTCTAGCTTTCTCAACTATTGCTGTGTGCAATAATGATTCTGCTTTATCCTGCTCGCCGTTCACTAGAAATTCAAGCACTTGCTCTAGTTTTGAACTCATTTCTGACATGATATTTCTCCTGTTCGCGAATTTGTTAACTATTAATAGTAATATAGATATATTTAACAAAATATCAGAAGATACGGGAATAATAGGCGATTTTTTGCGATTTTGGATCGTATTTCGCCAAAATTATATATTAAAGTAGCTGTTTTATACTTCCACTGGTGGTTGGCCGTACATCTTAGCTACAAATTCTTTATTTTCTTCTTCGTCTTGCTTTCTTATTTCACGTACTTTACGTAGTTTATTAAGATGTTTAAGAGTCAGTCTTGTTTTACGTGATGAACCAATTTGTGCTTTGTGGTAATCATCTTCGTTTGGTAAGTATGTTTCTTTTAGTTCAATATAACGCATAACAAAGTTATTTAGTAAATAACTTTACAATGGACGATTATTATAAAGAAAACGAAATACTTGAAGAAGTAATCCAGTGGGAACTGGACGCAATAAACAATTATATAGTATCCGTAGAAAGTAGATCTAAGAAATTATCCAAAGATGAAAAGGCTACAATTAAAAAAATGAAAATTGTTGCTGAATATCTTATCGCTAGATTGAATCAAAATATTGCTATGGACGTTTCACCTGGAAATCAAACTATTCATTAACTAGCATCATCTGATGCTGGCTCTGTTCCGCTGATTGGTGATGCTCCACCACCTTCATTGTCTTGTACGTCTGCACCCGGATCTTCAAGGCCTGGCGCCGCTGGTACTGGACTTGCTCCTACTGAACCTAAGCCTTCTGCACCTGGTCCCATAGACTGAGGCATTGTATCTTTATTTTCTTCTGCCCACATTTTTTCATTTTCAAAAATTTCTTCTTGTGACATTTTTAAGAATCTCTTCATTGCAAATCGTTTACTAATGTAAGGTGC